AATGCTTTAAAAGGTGAAGCACGTAAAGGTAGAAAAAATGGCAAATAAAAAGAAATTTAAAGATACAACCGTTGGTCAATTATTGTTTGGCGCGGCTTCTGTAATTAATCCTACGTTAGGAAACGTATTACAAGGTGTAACATCACCAAAAGAAGCTATTGAAGCTATTACTAAATCAGACGCGCCTGCAGACGATAAAGTAAAGCTACAACAAATAATATACGAACAACAAAACAAAGAAATACAAGCTATAACATCAAGATGGGAAGCAGACTCAATGTCTGACTCATGGATGTCAAAAAATGTACGCCCATTAGTATTAGTATGGTGTATATGTATATTTTCATTAGCTGGTATTTTAGATAGTATAGAAAACGTACCGTTTCATATAAATGAAACATGGAACGATACTTTTGAAAAAGTCATGATGGCAGTAGTCTTAGCCTATTTCGGCGGACGTACGACTGAAAAAGCCACGAGTATATTTAAAAAATAATTAAATTTAATTAAAACCAAAACCAAAATTATGAGTAAAGAATTAAAAATTACAGAAGAACAATTACAAAAAGTTCAAGCGCAAGTAAAAGTTAGAGGACAATTAGTAGCTGACATTGGCGCGGCAGAAGCTCAAAAACACGAACTACTTCATGCTTTAAATAACGTTATGCAGAAAACAAAAGAAACTGCAGATGAGCTAGAAAAAGAGTACGGTAAGATCAATATTAATCTTGAAGACGGTACTTACGAAGTTATTAAAGAAGAAGAAGTAGAAGAAGAAAAATAAATATAATTCCTATGGCTAAGTTAATTAGAAAAATAAGCATAGGAACTGACTATAAAAATGAAGCAATGCATTACTCTGTAGGCCAACAGGTCTACGGAGGACATTGCATATGCGATATATTATTTGACAACAAAGATAATTCATATAATATATTTATAAAAAAAGAAGACGAAGTTATACCATGGAAGAAGTTTAATTCTAACATGGCTATATCAATTGAATACAATTTAGAGTATTAATGCAAAGTTTATTTAATTTTATAGTACAACCAAAAAATAAAAGATACGAAAACGAAGTTGATATTAATGGTAACAAACTTATTGTTAATACAACTATGGACGATCATAAATATGTTAGTAGAATAGGTATTGTTAAATCAGTACCTAAAGTTGGTGATACAAATATTAAAGTTGGTGATGAGGTTATAGTTCATCACAATGTATTTAGAAGATTTTATAATATGAAAGGCGAAGAAAAAAATAGCTCATCATATTTTAAAGAAGATTTATACTTTTGTTATTATGATCAAATATTTTTATACAAACAAGATGGTGAGTGGAAAGCACCTTTTGAATTTTGTTTTGTAAAACCTATTGAAAATAAAAATCAATTTGTAACTGATCAAAAAGAACGTCCCCGTGTTGGTATACTAAAATATGGTAATAGTTCCTTAGATGCTTTTAAAGTGCACGAGGGAAGCCTTGTAGGGTTTAGCCCAAGCAGCGAGTATGAATTTATTATAGAAAATGATAGATTATACCGTATGCGAACTAATGATATTACAATTAAATATGAATACAAAGGAGACGAAGTTGAATATAATCCAAGCTGGGCAAGTGGCTGTGGACGAACTTATTAAAGTTGCTAAAGAACCTATTGTAGACTCAGAAGATGATATAAGTGCTGACAGATTAAAAAATGCTGCAGCTACAAAAAAGCTAGCTATATTTGATGCTTTTGAAATACTTAAACGCATACAAGAAGAAAAAGATATGCTAGAAGATAAACCTAAAAAAGAAAGTAAAGAAAAAACTTTTAAAGGTTTTGCTGAAAGGAGGTCTAAATGAAATACGAGCAAACTTTAATAAAAGTACTTAAAGACTATGTTAAACCTAAAGTTTTAGCTAGAAACAATAGGTATAAAAAATGGGAGTACGGTTATAACGAAGATCACGACTTTGTAGTTATAAGTAAAACAGGTGAGATAGGTGAAGTATATGAAATACAAAATTTAAAAATAGCTTTACCAAAACAAAACAATGTTCATAAGTTTAAACAAAACACTTGGACTAAATTTGATTATCCTGATGAATTAAAAAAAATTAAAACTGTTTATGATTTTAAACAGTATCCACAAGATTTTAAAGAAAAATGGTATGATTACATCGATAATGAATTTACCCGTAGGGAAGAAGGTTTTTGGTTTTATAATAAAGACGTTCCTACTTACATTAGTGGTACTCATTACATGTACTTGCAGTGGTCTAAGATTGACGTCGGCGCACCAAACTTCCGTGAGTCAAATAGATTATTCTTTATTTTCTGGGAAGCTTGTAAGGCAGATTCACGCTCCTTTGGGATGTGTT